GGGTATTGTTGAGCTTGTTGAACTAGCTCTCTAATATAATCTACGCCATTATGAGAAGCTGCATCAATTTCAATAGCTTGACCTTGTTTGTCATTTAATGTATTTGCTACAATCCGAGCTAGCGTCGTTTTTCCGACCCCTCTATTTCCAATAAACAAAAAATTACGATTTACTAAATCGGATTGATTGCACATAGCTTTCAATATCTTGATGATAGTTTGCTGCTCACAAACATCTTCAAATGTCTTTGGGCGATATTTTAACGCTAGATTTTCCATATCATCCCCATTGATCACACCGCTTTTTATATTTACAGTAGGTACACCAATAATCGTTTTCAGCTAATTTGGGTGGTGCAATATTAGATCTCACGTTATCTATTACACGTTCCATACGCTTAAATACATCATATCGATCTTGCAATGATATATTAAGTTCGTAACATTTGATATCTCCATATAACCGATCTTGATATACTACAAGCGCATGTTCAAGTTCTAATAAAGCACAATAACATGTAATTTGATCAATATGTTGAGATTTAGGCTTATCTAAAGTTTTAAACGATTGATACTCTGAAGTTTTAATCTCCAGTAAATAGTAAGTATCACCAAATTTCAATATACCATCACACGAAAATTTAACCGGTGGACTTAAAAATTCTAATTGCGTTTCAAATTCAGATTTAGCTGATACTACGAATTCATGATCTAAATCATACTCTTCTAAATATTCACAAACATCAACCCAATATTCAGACATGCTAGATTTCAAATTAGATTGAAATTCTAAGTGACAAGCAGTTCCAAGCATCGCTGAAAATGATAAACTTGGATTTATGTTAACATCTTCATCAGGTTCAACCCCTCGAAGTCTAAAAAATGACATTCTATCGCATCTAAAGGCTGATGGTGCGAATGTCTGAGACGGTTTATGCTTCTCTTGCAGCGTATATTTATCTAATACAATTTTATCATACATGTTTTTAAAATTACAGCTTAAAGCTGAATTAAAATCTTTTCCTTGCTGCAATGATTTAATAGATTTAAAGCCCATATTATTCAATTCCCGCTAAAACTACATCCATATTATCAGTCCAGATAACTAGACCTGCAGCTTCGTCACCTTGAATTAGAGGACTTATATTTACCTCTTTTGAATCGAGGTGGTTGATTGCATCTTTAAACAATGAAATTTTAAATGTGATATTAAACGGCTCAAACGGATTTTCTGTAGGCACTACACAATTTACATGATCGTTTACCAACGCAATTTGATCTAAATCTGCTTTAAAATCAATAGTATCACTGTTGGTAGCTGCAAATAGTTCAGCTTGACTTATGTATTTCTCAAGTTGTTCAATATTGATAGAAATTGACTTATCTGGATGCTTAAACAACCCTAAAATAGCATCTGAACTATAATCTCCGACGCCTTCATCCGATTCGTATTTAGGTGAAAATTCACATAGATATGTGTATGGATCAGTAACTACTGAAATTTCATAATTTTTACCTACTGGAATTATTTTTGAATTTTCAGGAATGGTGGTAAGCAAATTAACAACAGTATCCGGTAAAAGGCATGTAGACGATAATCCCACCTTGGATGAATGTGTAAATATGCTGTTATCGAAATCTCCTACTAGTACATCCTTAGAATCATTAATCCATACATTTGTATAAACCGGATGTATAAATGACATTGCAATTGCATACATTTGGTTATCTTTGATGAAATTCCATCCATCTTGATCTACATCAATTGTATCAGTAACGTAGTTGACAGTTTCTGGACGATCTAACTCTAAATCTAAACCAGAAACTACTTGAGGCAAATTAAATTTTGATTTACCGGAATATACAGTAACTCCGTTTTCAGAAATCTCGAATTCAATGATATCAGAATCTAAAGTCTTTAAAAGTTGCTTAAATAGCAAGCTATCTACAAAGGCATGATTTTCACCATCGCCGGACGCTTGGCCCTTAAACACTAACTCAGATTTAACAGAAGATGCTTCGGTATTTATTCTGAGTGAATTATTTTCAATATTTAATTCTACAATACAGCTTTTCTGATAAAATTTAGATACGTTAGATGAAATAATCCCTAAATCAATACCATCTACAATTGGCTTAGTATTGCAGGTAAACTTCATTACATTTCCTCCTTAAAGCTGGTTCCATACATAACTCGTTGATTAATATCTTCAATAAAATCATGCTTTTGAATGTTATAACGATTGCAGTAATCATCTATAGCTGCTAGCATGATATCAGAAACTTTACCCGAAACTCCGTGTGCTGCATCGCCTATAGGCTTATTCCCATTTTCATCTTTAAATACTGGTAATTCATACCCAGATTCTACAAGATTCCATTGAACCCAGCTACAGACTTCGCTATCTTCTAAGTCTAAGGTATCGGGTTTTTTAAATTTACATGGAAGCTCTAAACCATACCATCGATATGTAGCAGTAACATCGCATTTGATTGGAAAGGGCAGAAACGATCCAGCACTTTCCATATCTTGTTTAAGTATTGTTGCACCCTCTTCCCAGTTTTCAAGAGGTACTTGAGCTACAATTTCATCATGAACTACAGTTAAAACTTCTCCACCGATTTCAGCCCATTTGGGGTCATCCATAACTTTAATCAAAGCAGTTTTTGTGAAGTCTGCAGCCGATCCTTGGATAATCGAATTTCCAGTTATATAATATTTCCCATCCCGCCTAGCTATCCAGGTCCCCTGTTCGGTAGTTACACACCATACTTTATTTACAGTTTCTTCTTCTTTCTTCATCAAATCAATTCTAGCAGTTTGGTTTAGTTCTCGTTTAGAGCACGCAACCTTCCAAATAACTTTATCATCACGTTTTTTGTAATGTGTAACATGTTTACGTTTATTACTAGTATGCCCAGCAATTAAACACAGGATTTGAAATTTATCCGCAAGTTCCTCTAATTCAAAATCAACACAACCAGATTTTGATTCATTTGATTTAAAATCATCGTAAATCGATTTAGCTTGATTTGATGTCAAGCTAAATATATCAGAACAAGTTAATTCATTTGCATAAAACTTTGATTTAAATTCACTAATATCTATATCTGTAGTTGCATTTTCCAAGTAATAATCAGCGACACGTAAAATATGATATCTAGGACGATGAAATTTTAAAATATGCGATGTGTCATAGAATCTAACTTTATTAGTATCAAAATTTCTCATTACCCATCTATGATCTAAAGTAGCTTTTGCATCAAAAGCAGCGTTATACAAATGGTATACTTTGAATTCATCATTATCATAGACATTTATAGCTTGTATATTATCTAGTACCAATTTATTTGTAGCTAAAGAATAAGATAAAATCTGATCACCTTGATTAATCTGATCAACTGTTTTCCACCCGTTTAATGTTAAAATTTCGGTTTCAATATCTACACAGTTTACACACTGCCTCTTTGCATCATTGATTTTGGGTCGATTATTAATTACCCTAATAGATTCATTATTGTAAAGTTCTTTTGTTCTTTTTGCAATTTGACCAAAATACTTATATTTTGAAAATTCTGCTTTCAATTCAGCTATTTTTTCTTTTGGTATACCTGATTCTTGATTCAACGTAGATATATCTAGAGGATCAATATTTGGATTTACATAACCAGGTAATGGCTCAAATTCAAATTCATCTAACATCATATCAGGCAAATGCCTGCGTCTTCCTAAGATAGTTTCGGTATATCCATGTTTGCGTGCAAATGCTTGTGAATTTTTCATGAGTTTCTCTAAAGCTGGAAAAGCACGCATTACCGAATCATATACTTTTTGTGCTTCTGCTGTCTTATCTTCATCTGACATAGAGTCATCATGTCCATACAATTGCTGACCAATAGATGGGACTGAACGCCCATAAGTTATTCCCAGTACAATTGTCTTTGCTGAATTTCTCCGCATCTTACCTTCTGGTTGATACTCTCCGGTAATTGGATGAAATTCCAGACATTCTTCATATGATTTATGGAATGCTAAACTTGCAATGGTGGCATAGATGTCTTTTCCATCCTTAAAAGCTTGTATCATAGCAGAATCTCTAGATACAAACGCAGTTAAACGAGGCTCCTGTTGACTGTAATCGCTAGATATTAAGATGTACGGAGAAGTATATGTATCTAAGCTATACATAATTTACCTCGCTTTAAGCTTGCTATTAACATAATTCAGTAATTAACTATATAAACGAAATTGTAATTTATCAAAAGCTTGTTTAGTTAATACTGCTAGATTATTAAGTTGCCAGTTTGTTTTATCTCTATCTATATAAAATATTTCAAATCTTTCTGGGATTGTAGGAAGACCCAACCATACAAGAAAATTGTCTAAAGAAATATACGGATTATCAGTTTTAGATAATTTATATGTACGTTCTAAACTATGTATCCGGGCATGCGCTCCGCTACTTAACAAAACTAAATTATCTAAATTATTATCTTTTCTATCATGATTAATGTGGTGGATAACTCCATGATTGGGCATTTTATGAATATTTAAAGCTTTTAACATAACTAATTGATGTTCAAATACATAATTATCATAGTGTTTATTATCCATCCACCCATCATTAAAAACTAACGTGTACCCATTACCGTCATCTAGACACCCACCACGCCACTTAGGTGATTTACTCCGCTTTAAAACCGAAGCTGGGTTATTGCTGCCAAGTTTAGAAAGTGAATATAATTTAGATTTACGAGCAACTAATGCATTGTGCCCGTAAATCTTTTCAATGTATTTTAACATTACAGAATAACTGCAATTCAACTCTTTCCTGATACTCTCCAAAGACTTATCAGTATTATCAAATAAATCTTTAAGCTTAGTTAACTTATCAGTTGAAAGTTCAGTTACATAATCATCTTTATTAGTCGTAATATCGTTTTCTTCTATAATTCTTCGTAACACATCATTTGAAATTTTAAACTTAGCGCAAATATCCTTCTTTTTTATCGATGGATACTGTATAAATAACAGTCTTATTTCATCAATTACTTCTTGAGGAATTTCAATTTTCTTCATAAACTTTAGAAAACCTCACATTTAGAGTTTTACTATCTAAATATTCTGAAGATATATAATCGCAAAGGATATTTTGGCTTAATTCACTATCCCGAATAATTACACGATCACCACTCGCTAAATTTGTAACTTTTTTAAAATTCCCCGAATCCAATTTCAAACTAACGGATTTATCTAACTTAAATTCAAGATTATCTGAATTAACTACTAATTTAGATGCAGGAGTTGCTCTAAACATGTGCCGGATATCATCTAATTTTGATGGTATGTTCTGTAAATTTGGCGAGGCAGACGACATGCGACCAGTTGAAGCTCCTACTTGTCTAAAATCCGCATGTATTTTTCCATCAGAACTAACAGCATTTGGCAACTTATCTACAAATGTACTTATATTTGTAGCTAAACTCCGCACATCTACAATTTTATCTGTTATTGGATTATTAAATTCAGATAATACACTAACACTAGTTGATTCTTTACCTTGCGGCTTTGGAAGTTTCATCAAATCATAGCACAAATATCTAACATGAAGGGGAGATCTTGGATTAAATGAACTTCCTGAATTAAACGGAGGTTGCTTAGAAGTAGATATAATAGTTCTGTCAATTACAGCTTGGACCATATTTTGAAGTTCCTGCATTTCAGTTTCATACATACTATGATATTTATGCTGTAAAACTTTCGCCATATCTTGATCAATATACATCCCGTTGCGCTCAAGACTTTGGCATATTGATATCAACGGAAATTCAACATTCCAAATTAAATCCGCAATATGCTCCAAATTGTGCTTTTTGCATTTGTTTGAAGATTTAACTACATAGGGAAGTTGCCACTTGAATAATTCATAAGTTATTTTAGCATCGTTTGCAGCATATAGCTTTGCTACTTCAGGATTACAATAAGGAAATAACGAAGGCGAAAAGAAATCAGAAAATCGTTTTGGATCACCTTTACCTTTTAAAACATATTTGTTGTAAAGTTCTTTTAATCCGTTGTGTAGCTCATCTTCCTTCAAACAACGCCAAGCTAGAATTACATCATAAAAACACACAGGGCATAAATCTACGTTTAAATCTTTCCAAATCATATATAAGTCGAAGTTTGCATTTGCAAATATAAGCCTAACTTTAGAATCAACAAATCGATTAAATTCCTCTGCAACATCTTCATAACTTAATTGATTCTTATATTCTGATTCAAAGATAGGTATACGATGCTTCATCGGAATATAGCACTCTACCCCATTTGGGTAATATAATGAAGCGCCTACAATATAATCAGAATTTCTATCTAATCCGGTAGTCTCTGTATCAATTCCAATGTATTGATTCTCAATAGCAGCAGTTACATATTCATGTAACTGCTGCTTGGTTTGGATTAATATAGATTTGCTATCTTTAAAATACTCTTGTACCAGTTTTGAAGATTCGGCAAGTTCATCATTGATAGATGATACTTTTTTCACCTTAGCAGGTTCTTGTAATGTTTTACTTTTTTGAGCGATCTGATTAATTTTATCTATTTGAGACTTATTGAATAATCCCATAACCGTTATACCTTAAAATTCAACATCATCTGAAATCTCAGTCTCAATTTCAATATCAGGGATATCTGAAATCTCAGGAGTTACGCTAACACGAGGTGTAAGTTTATATTCCGGCATCATATCCACATCACCGGAACTAGATCCTGAAGGAGTTAGATGAGATCTATAATCCGCATTATCCCAAGTTTTGCAGATAGATTCATAATGCTCTAGAATCGTTTTACCCGAAGCCTCTAGAATTTCATCATACGACTTAATGTTATTTTTACCTACAGCTACGATAGAATACCGAGTATTGATATCACCTGCAGCACCGTTTCGAGTAATTCTAAATACAAAATCTGCAGGATTCGGGAACTTAGAAAATACTTCAGTATCCATAATATTCTGGAATCTAATACTCCTATCCCAGAACAAAATTTCACCAGAATTGATTACATAAACTGGAATAAACAGCTTGGGTTGGACTCTAATGTTCTTTTCACAAGCGGGGCAATTTCGTCCCAGGCAATGCACATAACCCGAATACGAATCTGATTTGATATAGTGACTATCAGTAACCAGCACATCATCAATATTACGATACATGATGATTACATCTTCATAATCGCCGTCATTCTTAAGCAGGAACATTCCACCATATCGGTCATTGTTATAATCGGTGATAGACTTAAACGCCATTTATATCTCCTCCTGTTTCCATGTTACAAACGAATTGTTACTTTCCCTCAACTTTGTTTCTTTCAAATATATATGAGGATATTCATTTGAAATTAGACGCTCCAACATAATTGAAATTTGATATAGTAAAGTTTCTGCTGAAACCTCCGAATTAAATTCAAATAACGATACGCCGCAAAGATTAAAATCTCTAGCTAAAATTTGCTGATTTAAATCAGAAATTGTATACAAAAATTGCTTATCAGGCAAAACATCATCAATGCAAGATTTAAATTCTTCAAATGAAATTATCCGAGGATTTTCTGAAAAATCAAAATCTAGATCTGATTTTAGCCCCACCGTAGCTTCAAACTTATAATGATGAGCATTAAGTTCATACCCATCGTCTATAGGCACAATATAACAACACGAAAATTCAGAACGCTGACAAACTTCTGAACTTCGTTTAACTGCTCTAGTTGAATTCATATAGCTTAATCCTCAATATTATTGGTCCGGGAGGTGGGATTCGAACCCACACGCCTTGCGGCAAAGGTTTTTGAGACCCTCATGTCTGCCTTTCCATCACTCCCGGATACTACGAACAACTTCATCAGCATCAAATTCTAAATAAGTTCTTGCTTTGCTATTCTTATGAATATCTTCTAAAATTTGATTCAAATCTACAATACTTAATAACGAATTTCTTATTGAATCTTTAATTTTTTGAATTTCTGGTTCATAAATTACCTTAAATTCATATCCCTGAGATCTGAATGCTTCAGATTCAATATCATCTTTCCAGAATTAGATTTAAATGATTTACCACAAATGCATGTATACATCGTAGTCCTTGAAATTTTGGTGCCGGTGGTGGGACTCGAACCCACACGCCCTAAGGCAACGAATTTTAAGTTCGTCATGTCTGCCAATTCCATCACACCGGCTTGTGACACACTCTATAGACTTAATTAATGTTCTATGTAATTTAAGCGTTTGCCGTTTCGCCACACCCGCTTATTACACTACATAATAACGATTCTATAAATATGCCCTTTCGCATTAAACATTTCGATTCGCAAATCTACTCTGTACATAGCCGAAACTATCTGTCTTTCACGGGCTTACCGCAGAATTACCGAGGGGCATATTAATATACTTGGAGCGGGTGACGAGAATCGAACTCGCGTCAGGAGCTTGGAAGGCTCTTATTCTACCATTGAACTACACCCGCATATTATTTTCAAGTTACATATCTAATAACGATTGCTGTTTACGACGCTTCTTTGACTTGTACAAATCTCCTAACCAATTCATAATTGTAACATCACTTACACCGTATTTCTTAGCCACCGCGGTATAAGTACTAGCTTTCACTTCTTCATACAATTCATATTTATCTGGTTGATTTCTTTTAGAATATATTATTTGACACTCTGCGCACCTTTTTGCTCCAGTAGTTATTTTCTTACCGCAATCTATACAATATGTAGGTTTAAATCCCCGTTCTAGCATATGTATAGCTTGGTGTTCACTTCTTGTAACTAGCTGCAAATTTGAAATATCATTATTATAGATATCCCCGTCTTTATGATGAACAATTTCATCAGAAGATAATGGACGGCCTAAAAAGCTCTCCATAACATATCTATGCTCATAGACCCAACCTTCATAATATTTTCCTAAAACATGATGGAAATGATCGGGCTTATAAATAACTTTATACTTATTGAGATACCTAATATGATTTTCTTTATCAATAATGGTATTTTTTCGTTTATTCAATTCAGCTTGTGTGATGATTTCTAAATTATCAACACAATTGTTATTTGAATTACCATCTTTATGAATAACTACTCGCCCATTGACTTGCCCAATAAATGCTTCAGCAACTAATCGTTTAACTTGCTTCTCTTTCCATTCTCCATCTTTGGACAATCTAACGCATAAGTGCCCAGAAGCTGATTTATAACTATTCAAATATTTTTTTGCTTTGTTAGAGTATATTTCACCTAAATTTGAAACTTGGTATTTAGATTCATATCCCGATACAGGTTTCCAAATTTCTCCCATATCATCTCCTAACCTATATACTACAATTAAGGTTAGGTAAAGTATTTAATTGGTGGGCCCGGCGAGATTTGAACTCGCGATCTGCCGATTATGAGTCGGATGCATTCACCGCTATGCTACGGGCCCACTTTAAACTGGTTGATTAACCACCCAGGATAGTATTGGCGCCCCCTGCAGAACTCGAATCTGCAACACACGGATTAGAAGTCCGATGCTCTATCCATTGAGCTAAGGGGGCATATGAATTATTCTATTGTCAAAGTAACTAACGATATGTATTATAACGAATGATGCATTTCATAAACTCTTATATCAACTAATAACCGCTCATTCAAAGAGTTTACACAATTCCGGCCTAAGCTGTTCAATTATGATGCTACAGAACTTAGAAACTTCATAACCACGATCTTTTGAAACTTCATACCCAACTTGTTTCTTTATCTTGCAGTATGTTTGATACTCAGTGCATTCTCCCAAAACATATTCAATAAAAATTTGAATTGAATTATCACAATTTTGAAAATAATCCTTCAACATTGAAGATTCAATGATATGTGGAGCGTCTTCATCTACTCCGATAAAATCGTACCAGCTCATTTCACCTTCGAAATCAATTGAATCAGCTGAAGTTTCTTTTAGAAACCTATCTTTATTTTTTGATGGGTCGATGCAAAGGCAGTAGAGACAATTATACGCAACTTTATAGATGTACGCAGGTTTAAATCTCTTCTTGTCTCCTTTAATCTTTGAAACATTCTTAATCAAATACTGATTAATTGTTTCAACCCCTTCTTCTTCTATCGACCAGTTAGTTTTAACTTTATACCAAGCTAGTGTAATTTCGTTATAAAACTGCACATACAACGCAGCTGCTTTGAAATTTTCTGGGAGTTTCATCCACGCTCGGTATGAATACGGTTCGGTATAACCTATATATTCACGATAGAGTTTATAAGTGTTATAGAACTCTGAATTTGAATCAACGTAAATGGCTGTCATCTGTCCTCCTAGTGGATTTTGAGCTTCATTGACGACTATTGACGTTAACATACTTAAATTATAGTGGACCTACATTGAATGTCAATACTAAATCCACAAATTTCCAAGATTCATAGATTTGACCCATTCTAACCAAATATATCAATGATTTTTACCAATAATTATACTATATAGTATAGTAATTATCAAAATCCATCACTCACTGGATCTCAAAGTAAAAATTCATAAATTCAAAATTCAGAGCTTTATATCGTTTAAACCCTCAAGAATTTCACAATCAATCTGTTTAAGTTCCTTTATTAACTTATCAATTGAATATGTTTTTTGCTTATCCATACGCATCAACTCACGAACCTTTTGAATAGCTTGCGAAAACGTCGAAGGGTAGTAGATAGCTTCACTCCATTCTGATTTTAGATCCTTTTTAGCACGTTTCTGTATCCTCCAACATGTATTTCCGCAATACGGTGAAATCATGTACTCCCCAATAACTACGTTCATACTCTATTCTCCAATGCTTCCATAAATTCAGAATATGATAAATCATTGATGTCTTTTGATTCAGGTATATCCATCCTTCTAACTATAGCGACAGATTGTAAAGCTTTTTTCAATTTACGACAACCTGATATACCTGCATCATCAGGATCTAATCCTAAGATAAATTCTTTGATTCCCATACGTTGAAGTTCAGATATTTGAGATTTAGTTCCGGTACCAAATAACGCGAGCGCCGGATACCCATATACATAACATGTTAAAGCGTTGAATATGCTCTCACAAAGTATTACAGATGTTGCAGAATTTTCTAATTCGTATAATCCATATATTGGCTTCTCTAACCCCGCAGGCATGTAAAATTGCTTGGTATTTAAAGCACGCCTATATATGAATAATACGTTTCCATCTATATTTCGTACTGGAAAAGTTACACACGGAACTTCTCGTTTTCTTCCAGGTGGTATGAAATGTAAATCAACTCCCACATCGAATTTTTCAATTACCGAATCCGTTAGTTTGCGTTCATATAAATACGGTACTGTAAATCTATAATTAGCTAATTCAGATTCTTCAACATATTTAATTTGATTTTTAGACTTCGATTTAACATAATTTACTGCAAAGTTACCATTCAACGCTTGAATCAAACCTTGAGGTACTAGATAATCAAATTCTACTTCCTCGAATTCTGGAATATTTTCTTTTAACCACTCTAATCCAGATTTTTCTGATATATGCTTATTTTTAAGTACATCATTAACTACATCAGATAACGGCTTAGCTAGCCCACAACTGAAACAATGAACTAAAGCTTCTGGATAAACTTGACCATTCCGAAATTCTTCATGTATCAACACACCGCAAGAGGGGTGCTTTTCCTGGCCGTCAGAATGAATCGGACAATAAATTGAATACCAGTTACCTATAATTCTGTTAGCTCTTAATATTCCAAGTTCGTCTAATTTATCTACAACGGCTACGACATCCATGTCTACTCACTTAAAATTCGATATCTTCGTCATCAAAATCATCAGATTCAATGATAGGTTCTGATTCAATATGCGTGGTAACTTGGGTTGAAACAATAGGGGTTCTAAAATTAGAATTTTCAACTTCATCCCCGGTATGGGATGCTACAAATTCTAAATTTCCACTATTGAAATCAACAGAATATGCAAATACAGGTTTTTCATTTCTAGCATTTCTTGATTTCTCTAATCGTAATTCAAGAATATGTTGATCGTATAATTGCCTCAAGGCAAATACTTGGGTGGCAATTCTTGCGGGGTGATCGCTTTCAGCTGCATTATAAATTGTGGGAAACGGTTGACCATTTTCATCTTTATTTTCTCGAGTTTCTCTGTTAGCTTGCAACGCAACTACTACTGCACAGCCATAGGTTTTAGACAACCTAAAAAGATCATTACATATATCGCGGTACTTGATGGACTCATTTGAATACCTACCACTAGCTGAGATATATGATAAACCGTCTACAATTAAAAGCTTAGAATGATGCCGTTTAACTAAAGTCTCTAGACTATGTACAGTAGTTCTACCTTCCGACATATCCTTATCTTCAACAACTAGTGCCCCAGTTTCTGATGAAATTAGCTGTTTAAGGTAATCTTTGTATTCATCAGAATAATTACCTCGATATAAATCACTATTTTTAAAGTGGCCTCTCCACGTATCAAATCTAGTACCAATAAATGAAGATTGCATTTCTGGACTATAGTATAGTACTGGAAAGTTATTTTTCTGTGCAGATTCCATCAACTTAGTACATACCCAAGATTTTCCAGCATTAGTTCTAGCTATGATAACCAATAACTCCTCAACAGTTGACAAACCACCATACATTACTTCATCAATTTCTTTAAACCCTGTAGGAATTCGTAGCTGTTTATTGAACTCTAAAATCTTTTCAGCACGAACATCCGCCTCTTTAACAATGTCTACAGGTTTAGATGAATCTAACTCTGAAGCTAATTCACATTGATGATTTAAGTATTCCCAAGCTTCTAATACATCACTAGAACCTAAATCTGCTAGCTTATTAAATGTTTCTAGCAGTAATTTATGTTGTTTATTCTTTTTTAGTTCAGATTCTAAATATTCTAAAGATTCAAATACCTGTACTAATACAACATCATCAAACTTAGCTTGAAACGTGAAAACATCAGGAGGGTTTCCATATTTTTCTTTATGCTGAAGAATGAACTTAATCTGATCTTCAAATACCGAATAATATGAATCATCATATGAACATAATCTATCAACTTCATAATCATCTTGGCTTGTAAGTATTTTTGAAATTACCTGAAGTTCGATAGAATTTATCATATATTAACACCTCTATCGGTGATTTCTTTCTTTAGTTTGTTGTAAAACAGGCTATCCGGTTTTCCTGGAAGGGCAAATTTACCTCCATCTAAAACGAGTATGGTATATTTATCTTCACTATATCTTTCTTGGAAAATTGATAACAAAGTTTGTGATTCAAAATCACCGAATCGAACCAATCCCATATTGCAAATAACTAAGTATTTAGACGATTGAATCCAAATTTTCATATCAGAAAGCAACTCTGAATCAGATCTGGTATTCCAACTTGCTTTTATTTCATCTAAATATTTCAAAAAGTTTAATTCATATACACCTTGATAAAATCCAATATCTTTGCAGTAATAACATATAGCTATGTATGTTATTAAATCAGCAGTATATTGAGGATTTTGACCTGAATATATTCCAATATGATTAAAATTTGAAGTTGTATTTGTATCTGATCTTGCAGCTTCTAATATATTGTAACATTCCATCAATTGCTTGTAATCAGCTTTTACTACTGGGTTATTTAATGTCAACCCATTTCGTATACGCCAATGCTCAAATTCAGAAAATTCACCACAGGCTAAATCACATGATGATTTTATACAAGTGTTATTGTAAGGGCAATTTAACATCGTTATCTCGGTTACCTAGTATTTTTAAAATGGGGTTTCTGCTAAATTTAAATGATTGCCTAGCTATTACACACTTTCTGCCAATTTCTAACGGATCATATCCTAATGATACATAAAATTCAGGGGGTGCAATCAAAGTTAAGAATGGTAACAACGTTCCACGCATAGGATAAATATGTTCATACCCCTTAACTGTACGATCAAGTATGTATTTACGCACTACATATTCATTCATGAACGATTCAGTTTTAGGTAAAACTTTTGTATCATCTAAACTATCCCAAACTGAAATTGTTGATAAAATTTCTCCATCTATTTCAATGTGTTTCCAAAATGGCAAAGTTGTAGTTTTCCCCTTTATCTTAACTTCTCGATCTAATAAATCAAGATGGGGGTATTCAATTATATTTTGTTTAATTTGATCTGTGGTGTATCCAGAAATGTTAAAAATAACTCCTAGATTATCATCATAATCTAGATTTTCATATTCTTGATACATATATTGAGATCTAGTATATAGCCTAACTTTTGGGAACAAATTCAGTATGTCATCATCACTAAATTCATTCACATTAGTCAATGCAGTTATTTGACTTTGATTCCATGGAATATTAGATTCTCCATAAACGCAATATTCATAATTACCGTAAATTTCATGATGTACTTTATTCTTTACATCAGGTTGAGGAATTGTTGGAAAATCTAATCTTACAGATTGAATCCAATAGTCGGAAGTTTCTAGAATTCGTTCATCATTAGAATTTTTTGATGAATTTTTAGTGTTTACTTGATTGTTTGAATGCAGAAATTGTGATAAAAATTGAGAAGTATTGGGTGAATTTGAATCAAATTGAAACGAAACATCTTTGTATTCTACAAAATCTTGTTTTAAATCTTGCTTTACTTCAAAATCAAATATATCAGAGTAATCAAAGATTGAAAACTCGCCGTTCATCAAGTATTCAACTACATTAGACGTTGTAAATTTAAATGATACTAAGGAATCTCCATGCTTATTCGCATAAAGCAGCATATTAAGCAGATGAATAAGTCGTTTAGATGAATCAATCGATTCATCTAAACATTTCCTAACACTGCTAGATTGTATTATATCAACTAAATTTATTGAAGCTTGTTGTAATTGAGTACCGGATCTAGAAAATCTAGAATCCGATGTCAATAAACTGCATATATCTATCATGGCCTACTCTTACAGCATTTACACTGGATTGAATAATCATCGAACAGCTTTGATATATTTAACGATTCAAATTCATTGATTTGATTATGAGGATTAGTTCTTAAAACTTCCATACACCTTCTATCTAAATCTTCAATAAATGTTTCCAAAACATCTACAGATTTAAATTTAGCTGCATTGTATATGATTAAATTTGCAAACAGTACAATCGGAACTGAATCATTAGATTCTGAATAAAATGATTCAAATTGAGGGTAATGAAACATCATATATGATCTAAACTGATTTAAATCAAATTCTAAAGCGATGCTACATAAGTGTTTCCAGCAATCGAGAATTCTAAGATATTCTGATTCATCAAAGTCTAATTCCAATTCATGTTTTATCAGATCATATTGAATTTCAAAAGTTAAATCCAGATCTGAAATAGTCTTGTTTTCAGGATATGTGGTTGGCGTGGATAAAAACTTAAATCTACCCCAAAATAAATTTGATTTGGGGTAAAGATAACTAAATTCTGGATGCATATTAGCTAGTTCTTCAAAATGATAGAATCCATTCACCCATAAATCATGCCATATTTCAGATGCAAACTCTTTAGTTTGATTAGACAATTCGCATACATCGTTCGATGAATTTTGGAATCCAGTGAAAAATATAGAAGCAGCTGATGGTGGAAGGGTATATTTAACTTTACTTT